GGTGTTATTTGCGGGGTTGGTATCCCAATCGTAAAGGGACATCTTTTATCCCTCCCCGCCGAATGCTATGATGGTCGGATGCTTCATCGTTTATTGGCCCTGACGCTGAGGAAGGGCCACGTAGCCCCCGATTACGGTTCCGAAAGCATTACGTTTCTGCAAAGCGAGGATTTGTTGACGCAGCGCCTCCTGTCTGGCGGCTTCTCCAAGACTTTGTCTCAGCGCATTGGGGTCAGTCTCCGTGAGGAGCGCAGCCGCTTGCTCACGAGCGCGTTGAGCGGCCTCTCCGGCCCCGAACCGCCTGAAATCCTTGTAGAGGCCGAACCCTTGCCGGATAAGCCCAACCTTGTTTCCGCTGCCAATATTGTAAAGCGCCTGCGCTCCCTGCTCTAGCGCGTTGCCCTGATCATCCGAGAGCCGTTCTGCGGTTGGCGATCCTGTCCTGACCGTGCGATAGGTTTCATTGGCCATCCGCTCGTCGGCCATCGTCTGAAGGAAATTCTGAAGGCCATCTTCGCCGCCAAATACCTGTGCTAGGGCCTGACGCTTCCGGGGGTTGCCGAGCAGGCGCCCCACCTTATCAGCGCCGTCAGTGGCACGATCAAGCGCGTCTGACATCGCAGAACGGAAGCCCAACGCGAACTGCTGCCGGTCTCCTTCGCTGAGACGCGATGTGGCTTGTTCGATTTGTTGGTCCGAATAGTTGAGGGCATTAGATCCAACGTCCAAAGCCTGTCTTGCCGAAGCTGGGCCGGCATAGGCGGCGCGTGCCTGGGCATAGGCAGGATTGAGGCGGTCCATCTCGTTCAAGAGATCCGCGCGAACGCCGTTGATGGCGCGTCCAGATTCATCAAGATGTAGTTGGCGCGTGATCGGGTTGCGCTGGGCTTCGATTATGTCATCCAGCCCACGCTTCACATAATCGAGCGTCTGAGGAGTGTAACTGGGCTGCTGTACGGGTTGGCCGCCGTCAACACCAGCGCTCGTAAGTGACATCGGCCTGGACGGCTGCAAGACGACATTCCCGGCATTATCGAGAACAAAGCCGAGCGCGGTTGGATCGCGCCCTTCATTGGCCGCAATAGTGCGCGCACGCGCGAGCGCCTGCGCTCCGGCGGGGCGAGAAAGAAGATCATCCAGAACCGGACTGCCAATTGGAGGCGCACTATAGGCTTGCTCATAAAGGGGAGCGGCATTGCGCCGGGCTGTCGCCATCAACGCATCCGATTGCTCGAATGGATTTACGATATCGCCAAGGTCTCGCGATATTGCATTGCGGATACGGTCTCCTTGTGCCGCTTGACGCGTATCGACCATGTCGCGCACGAGCGTGCGAGAAAGCCCAGGCTTGCGAGAAACCGAGCCAGTCATGCCGCGCAGATTGTCGCCTAGATCCGACAAAGATAACGGCACACCGCGAGCATTCGCATCAGTGATGGCCTGCCCTGCCTGCTGCGGATTAATCGCATCGTCGGTCATAGCCTGTGCGATTGCGTCGCGGGCTGTGTTTGCCGCCTGAACGGTCTTTGGCGTTCGCAGGGCGTTCACAGCGGAAATTCCGCCAGAAACCAGCATCGGGATGCCAAGACCAGCCGCAACTTGTAGCGACGGTGGGGCGCCGATTTCCTTCGCTGCGCTGGTTGAACCACCCGAAAGCGCGGCATAGCCGGCCTGCGGTGCAGGGCTGGATGATAAGACCCCTCCGATTGCCCGCACGACAGGCTGCACGCTCTTTGAGGCCAGCATTCCGGCCCCTATGAACGGAGCGGTGCTGACAACCGCCCGCGATGCGTCGCCGACAATCCGCTCCGTTGCGTTGGCAGGTTTTGGCAAGCCAGCGCGGTCGAGTTGCTGGCTCATGGCGCCACCAAGATCGGTTCCAAGCCTGTACTTGCTGCCCGCTAACTCAAGCCCTTTATTGACGATCGTATTCAATGGGTTTGAGACAATTCCGCCGAGCTGCGCCAATCCCTCTGGAATATACCGAGCAGTCAGCCCGACTTGCCGCTCCAATTGCGAAATAATACCAGGCTGCGGTGCCTGCGCCTGTTGCCGAGCAGTCATAAGCTGCTGCCCGAGGACGCGCACGCCTTCACTATCGCCCGCCGCGTCAGCGCGACGAATGCCTTCCTCAAGCTGTTGGATGCTGGCCATTTACGGCACCACACCATGCTGCTTGAGGATGTCGTCAACGCTGCGAGGCTTATTGCCTTCCAGTTTCGCGCGCATCATGCTGATGATCTTCGGATCATCCGGGTTCATGTTGTTAAGGAGCGCAGCGGAGCGAAGGGCGTGCTGTTCGATCTGGCTGAGGCTCCTAAGCGTCCCCTCTTGACCCATTTTCACGGGGTCGAGCGCGCCCTGTGCTCCAGTCACAAGCGGAATTTCGGACTGTAGGATACGGCCAATGCCGGTCGAGCCATTATCGGACACGGCCTTCATTTTGGCGACCCAGTTATTGAAAATATTGCCTCTAACTTCCTGATTGATAACGGTCTCAAGCTGGTTTGCCTGATCCGACCAAGGCGCCATCTGTCCTAACCAGCCGCCGACGCCCGTACTCCAGCCGCTGGTCAGCCCACGCGCTCTCGCGATACTGCTCAGGAGACCACGGGTTGCCTCCATGGCATCCGACTGCTTCTGCTGGCCCGCTTGGTCAGCCAACTCTTTTTGCAGTTTCTGAATTTCGAGCTGCGTCTTTTGGTTCGCCAGATTGCCGGCTTGCAGCCTGGCCGGAGTTCCGGCGGCATTCCCTTCGGCAACAGTCGTTTCTGCGGCTGCCTGCCTGCCCTTATATGGCAACGTCGGATCCGGCCCTTTCGTGACGATGCCGCCGATCGGTGAGGGAGCGGCCGGCTGGGCGAGCACCGGAACGCCACCTTGCACGACATAGATATTGCCGTCCGAGCCCTTGAGGCGCTGACCTTCATTCCACTGCGGCATCACATGGTCCCCCTTTTGCCGAACAGTGGAATTTGGCCATAACCCGGCAGCGTCACATGAATGTGGTCGCTCTCGGGCAGGATGCGCGCGTTCGGCCCGAAATAGGCGCGCAGAGCATCCGGCGTGGTGCCGACATAATCGGCCGCATCGCCGCGCAGATGCGCGCTGTTCGGGACGCCGCCGACTGCCGCGTTGCCTGCTATCGTGCGTCTGCCGCTGGTCATGGTGCCGGGTGCGCTCATCGGATCAGCGAAACGGACCCGACGTTTTTGGCGCCGGTCCTCCATCATCCAGAGGGGTGAAGGTCACGCCGGGAGGCGCGGTGCGCGGTTTGGACGGGGGTTGTGTACCAGGAATACCGCCGATCATGCTTGGACGCACGAAGTAAGTGGTAACCTGCCCGGTGACAGGATCGACCGACTGAACCGCCTGCGGCTTTTCGCCCTGGTTCTTCAGCCACGTATCGGCATAATCCTTGCCAAAATGCTGAAGATAAAGGTTGTAGTCGTTGTTCGTGTCGTTCGAAGAGGGTGCGTTGAGATGCGCAATCTGCGCCTGTTTATACTGGCGCTCCAGATCGCTATCGCCTGCCTTCAGCGCGTCCTGATGCGCGGCATATTGTGCCTGCCCAAGCGGGCTCCCGCTTGCCGCACCAAGGTACATGCCGAGCTTGCCGAGCCCATTGGTCGGGTTGATCAGTTCGTCTCCGAAGCGATTCGCGAAGCCTGCGATTTGAGAGAGAATGCCGTTCATTTAGAATGGCCCGCTAAAGTTATACGATGGAATGCCGCCGCCGCCAGAGAAGGCTTGGGTAAACGGACTGCCGCTTGAGAAATTCCCGGCCAATGACGAGAACGGATTGCCGAAAGCGCTTGAAAGCGCACCCCCAAGCCCCGCGACTGTCCCAAGAATGGAACCTAACCCGCTCGACTTTTCGGTCGTCTTACTATCGCTAATTCCGTATGGAGCCGCGAGCGGTGTCAATAGCCCGGTATATTTCTGAAGGTTCAGCCACGGAGCATTGTCCTGATACTGATGCCCGGTGAACGACTGAATATCGCCGTTCATGATGGCCTGAAGCAGTCCCGGCTGCTGCGCCGCTGCCTGAAGCTGCGTGTTGATCAGGCCGCCGGCAGCACCCTGCTGACGCTGACGCTCAGCCTCATAGGCGTTGGATGCACGAGAAGCCGCGCTTTCATTCGCGCTGTTCTGTGCACCGAAGATATCGGATGCCGCGCCGAATTGGCGGGTGAGTGCATTCTGATTCGCGGTCTGCTCGGCACCAAACAAGGTGTTCTGCGCGCCAAGCTGGTTCTGGCGCTCATTGGCGAAGTTCTGCGCGTAGATGTTGCCGGTCGCATTCGCGATGCCTTGGCCAAGATTTTGCGCCCACAGCCCGCCGGTGCGCCCATTCGAACCGAATAGGCCATTGGTGCGGGCCTGGGCTGCATCCGCCGCCTGATTTGCAACCGATTTGATATAAGGATTACTATCCGGGGAGAGAAAATCGCCGTTCGCGGTCTTATTGAGCCCGAAGAGATCACCCAATCCACCGGACGAGGAGGATGATGGGCTCCATGCGTCCTGGGTGGCTTGGTCTGGTGTTTTGACGAAACGTCCATCCCAATTTTGATAATAACCCCCTGCCCCAGACGCACCGGGCTGCGACCCCATGCCATTGGCTGCGAACTGATCGAGAGCGCTGGAAATAGCGATCGGCTGGCCGCCATTGGCCCAGGGGTTGGAGCTCAAATAGCTGCCGTTGGCGGCGTCGGTCAGTGCTGGCTGCCCGTAACTGCCCAACGAGAGATTGTTGAGTATCCCCATGGTGCCGTTGAGCGCGCTTCGCCCTGCATCGGCGTTGGCGGAAATCTGGTTGATGTCGCCCTGAGTGCCGGCGCCAAGGCTGGGCTGCGTATTGTACAGATTCGTCGCGGACTGCGTGGCCTGTTGATACGGCGTCGTCAACCAATCCGGCAGGCTGTTCGCCTGATGTTGGGTCGTGGTTTTTTTACTAGAGATGGCCGCCTCCTGCCTGTTGCCCAGTCAGCACCTTTCTCAGAACGACGGCGCGCTCTTCATAGCCTTGGGGTTGAAGTGTCCTGATCCAGCCCTTGCGCCCGATCAGTTCGATTGAGGCGCAGCCGCAGCCCCTCGCCCACAGTTCGATCAAGGACAGATAGTGCAGCCACTCTTCGCGCCCGAGCCCGGCGCAATGGCGGATGAAGCATTGCGAGCCATGTTCGCCGCTTATGATCTGGGTGACGCAGGCGGCGCGGATCTTGTGCCCCTCGGTCGCGATCCAGGCGATCGCCTCGCCGCGCTCGATTTCGCCCATCACCTCATCAAGCGATTCGAAGGCGTCGCGATCGATCGAGGGCGCGATAACGTGCCTCAGCTCCGCCTCCAGGACCGGCCCCATGGGTATGGTGATCCCGCCGAAGTGCATCATAGCCCCCCCGCAGTCAGGCGATCTTCGGCGGCCTTCAGGCGCTTCTCGATTTCGGCGTCGCGCAAATTGAGATCCGAAATCAGGCGCCGCGCCCAGGTCACGAGCGCGGTTGCGACGGTGAGGAAGCCATAGCGCGCGGGCGTCATCGCATGCCCTCCGCCAGCACAGGCACTTCAAGCCCGGTCGCGCGGGTCCAGCTCTGCATGCCGTCAATATTGGTGCGAAAGCGCATGTAGCGGCCTGCAGCGCGCAACGGGCAATTGCCGTCCAGCGCCTTGGGCGAACTGTTGGTGAAGGTGATCGGGTCTGACATCGCCTGCGGACGCCAGCCAATCGCGCAAGAGACAGACAGCGCATCGATGACCGGCCGCACGCCGTTGACGAATGACCTTATGCCCGGCGCGGACTCATAGTCTCCGGTGTCAAGCCTTCCCGCCAGCGTATCGCCGTTAAGCGGGCCGTAATTGCCGGATGCGTCGAAACCGACTGCCCGAAAGCGCTTGCCCTGCAATTTGGGATCGTCGAGGCTGAACGGCAGATTGTCAAGAGAGCCGAACTGATCAAGGCCTTCCAGCGTGTAGCCGATGTCGAAGCCGCTGGCCAGCCAGGACATGGTGAGATCAGAGCGCGTCCAGCGATTTTCCGTCAGGCTGTAGCTCAGCCGCTCTTTCAGCAGCGCCGAACCATCGGTGCGATAGGCCCAGGAGATGGTAACGCTAATCGGATCGAATGCGCCGACGATATAATCCTCGGTCCCCGGTGCCAGCCGTCCCCTGAAATACTCGTTGACCGCCCCAGCCCCGATCGGCGTCGAATTGGTGCCGTCCCATAGCATGAAGCCGTCATCGGCAATATAAGCCGCGATCAGGCCGCAATCGATGATCGAGCGCGAGGATATGGCGCCGCGCTTCTTTTCGACGACATCGAAGCGGAACACGGTATCTGGCCCGACATAGGTCATGCGGGAAATTGAGTAGCGTTGGAAAACTGATCCGAACTCGCGCCCGACGATGCCCTGAACCGCGCCGCCTTCGTCGGGCATGTCGTTGTAGTCGGACTGAGCCCCTACGCTGGTTCCCCATGTGGTCGGATCGCGAAAGCCGCACCAGCGGATACGATTGGGGCGGTGGCCATCAATGCCGTCGTCAAGGTCTCCCAGGACAAGGAAGTCACCGACAACGCCGATCGTCTTGGCGCGCGGCGGAGAGCCCGCAAGCGCCGTCATCGTCTGTCCGATGTCACCGGCTACCGTCTGTGCGCCCAATTGGACCGCAATCGCCTTGCCGACGAAGCGCGCGAACTGCCAGCTATTGAGCGGGCTTAAAGCGGTCGAATTGTGATATTTGGAGGAGAAGACAGCGCCGTTGTTCGAGACATAGATGTCATCGCCCGACCCGGCGTAGATATAGCTTGCGTCCGAAGTGTCGGAAAACACGGTCGCGCCCAGAATAGGCGGGGTAATCGTCACGCCATCCACAAGGTTGAAGCCGTGCGTCGGGCCATAGCCACCGGGAACCGGAACGACGTTGAGCGCGTCGGTCAGCGCATCGGACTGAAACGTCGCCTGATCGGGCTTCCATGCACCGAAAATGATGGGGATCGGCGCCGTCATAGGTACGGCTTCAAGCTATTGGTGGCGGCGCGTCCCGATGACTCCTCGATGAGATCCTTCTTGAATTTGGTCGCAAGCGTCCACTGGCGATCGGCGCTCTGAATATCGCGGATCACGTCTTCCAGAATGTAGGCCTTGGCGAGCGCGCGAATATACTGCTCACCCTCGTCGAGATAGGGATTGCTGTCGCTGTCATTGACCAGTGGCGCGAAGCGGGTCGTGCCGTTGATGAAGACCGGGTAAACCTGGTCCGGCACCATGTAGAGCTGGATGCCATTGCCGTAGCGCGAGTAATATGCGGGCTGCCCCTTCAACATCACACATCCTCCAGGATGGCCGCGTACTGGGCATAGGCAAGGGTCGTATCGGCGACGTCAGTGACCGAGACGGTGATTTGCTTGGTGGTGGCGAGGCTGGCAGCGTTCACCGCGCTGATCAGCACCACATAGGCATTATCGTGGTTGTTATCGGTCGGAGCCTCGAAGTCCTTGGTGCCGTTGCCGACCCAACGTAGCGTCGAGCCGTTGATCTCGAACTGCGCCGCGTCGATCCCGCCGGCTATCGCCCAGCTTACAAACTGATCGGCCACCAGCGCGACCGCGAGCAGAGCATTTTCCTCAACCGACTGCGCCGCGTCGGTCGCGATCACCGGAGACGGCGAAGGTGTTGGCGTCGGAGTGGGTGTCGGGGTTGGCGTGGGCGTCGGAGTGGGCGTCGGAGTGGGCGTGATAACCTGGTCGCCATCGTGCCAGCGGTCGAATGCTGCGTGATTGACGTAATCGAGATTCCAGCGCTGCCCTTGCGGCGTCAGGATATAGAGGCTGTCGATGCGGCCGATCAGCGGAATATCCGCAAGATCATGAACATCGTAATAGTCCTGGCCGGCAACCGTGTTGAACGTCAGGCCGATGATTTCATTGAACCAGAAGCGCTCTTTTGACGCTTCCTTGATCGCATCCTGAACCGCGAGTGCGATTTCAGACGTGAGATCGGGGCGCACCAATTCATTCTGAATGCGTGCCTTGATGGCCCCGAACGTCATTTATTCGTCTTCAGGCTGCTTGGGCGGACGGCCACGGCGAGGCTTGTCGGCTTCGACGGGGAAATAACGCCCGTATTTATGCACTGGCTTTTCCCCCTCGAACGTCGCTTCGACGGGGATAAGTCCGTTTTCAGCGATGAAATCATCGAGCATTGAAGCACGCTCGTAATCCTTCATCGTCTCGCCGCCCTCGAGTTCGGCATACTCGTAGGCGGCACCCGGCGTTGACTTGAAGACAACCTGAGCCATCGGTCAGGCCTTGGGCACATAGGAAACGATGACGACCGCCTTGCCCGTGGTCGCCGCCGTACCCGTCTGGGTGTAGGAGACGTAGAGCGTCGTGTCCGAAGCGAACACCAGCCCGCGTCCCTGATTGGCGGCGTCGGCCGGGGTATAGACCCCGATCGTGCCTTCGGTCACGTCCGACGCGGCAACCAGATCGGTCCCGGTAGCCGTGGTGCCCGCGACAAGGACGTTGGTCGTGCCGGCGTTGAACGCCTCGTCCACATAGACGATGATCTGCTTGATTTTGGCATTGGCAGGCACCGCGCCGATCTCGACGCCGGCCGCGATGTTGGTCGTGTTGAAGGCGATGTCCTTCCGAAGATAGTGGATCGCCTGTAGTTCGAATTGACGTGCAACCGCCATCTTAGCCTCCTCAGACCAGCGGGGCGTAGGTCGGAAGGATGTAAGTCCCGAACCGCGCCGAATTGAATTGAGATGCCTTCAGCCCGCAGATCGTCCAGGCTGAGACGCCAAGCTGGTTCTCATAGTCGAAGCGTTCCTCGACCCATTTGAACTTTCTTTCGTCGTTCGGAGTGTCGCCGCCGGTGCCGAACATCGCCGCCTGAGCACCGCAGAGAACGGCGCGGCGGGCATTGGTAACGGCAGCACCCGTCGTCGAGTTGACGCCGTTTGCCACCTTTTCGGACTGGTGGATGACGATGCCGTTATAGATGCCGACATAATCGCCGCCCGTGAACAGGGGGAGATCCTGCATGCCGCCCTGAATGGCCGCGCGCTGCAAGTCTGCCCACTGGCCGGTGGAAGTCTGCGAGCGCAGGCTCTGCACCTGGTTGGGATGGACGAACAGGACGTAGTAATTCCCGCCCTTGATCTTGATCGGGCGGATGGGCATCACCCCGGTGGACGCCAGCGTTCCCTGCCGTAGCCGGGCAGCAATGCGGTCAAGCTGAACAAGGGTCAATTCGTCGCCGGTCGTAAGGGATTCGTCCGTGGTCCGGCTGTTCGGGCGCAGGATGTGATTCGAGTCCACCGCAACGACCGCGTTGAAGCCGGTGTAGGCGGTGTCGGTCTGATAGGTCGCACCGCAGATCTGGTTGAAGAACCAGGTATCGAAGCGGGTGGCGAACCAGTCGCTGAGCCCTTCCTTGGCCTCCGTGCGCATGTTGAAGGCAACACGCTGTTCGGACATGCGACCCTTGGAGATGACCGCATGGCGAAGCTGGTTGATGGTGAAGGAGTCGCTGAAAGTTACCAACGCCTCTTCATTGCCATGCAACGTATCGTCGCCAGTCGTGCCCCGGCCCGTAAGCTGCGGACGCAGGCCCATGATGAGTTTGTCGCCGGCCTTGGTCGAGAAATCGTCCTTGTTGACGAGCAGGGCGTTATTACCCTTGCCCATGAAGGACCAGACATAGGTCTGCTGAATTGCTTCAGCAGCAAGCTCTCTTTCCCAGATGGTCGGGCTGAGCGGATGGCCCGTTGTGTATTCCGTATATGCCATTGAAGGCGCTCCCGAATTGGTTGAGTCCGATCGGCCGCTGCGCTTGGCCGGTGCGAACCCCCATTCGCCGGGAGTGTGCGAGGGACACTTGAGGCAGTCCGCGCCTTCCCCTCATCCGCTTCGGGGCTGCGTGATGGCGAAATCCAGCTAAGTGATGCGCTGAAAATCGCCGTTGGCGATTACACTACTTCGCTTTTTTGTTCAATGCAACACCGTTCAATTTAACGGGCTGCCCCCGCTGCGGCAGGAAGGTTTTTGCGTACAAAGTGCGCATAGTCTCCATATGCTGCTCAAGTTCTTCCCGCGTCATTGGTTTGATGATCGGGTTTGGTTTCCACGAGCCCATATCACCCTCCCATAGCCCGCTTGATCGCAGCGCGACCTTCAGGCGTCTGCCGAAATGCGTTGTAATCATCCTCGGACATCGCAGCGAGCTGTTGGGCCGTAACCGCTCCGGGAGCCGCGCCGGCGCCATTGCCGAATGAGCGGCCACCAGGGGTTCCGGCCTGCCGGTTCTGCGCCTGCGGAATTGGCACGACGTTGGAGCCGTTGTAGCCACGCGCTTGCGCCATCCGGTAGATCGACTCTGCCGGCGAACGATTGTTCAACGCGCTTTCGCGAAGAAGCTGCTGCGCTTCGCCCACCAAAATCTGCTCGGCCTGCGCGCCCTCGATCCCGAACGCCTGTAGTTCGTTAATGCGCGACTGGATGTAATGCTGCACGGCATTGGGAAAGTCTGGCTGCTGCTGACGAAAGCGCTGCTCGTCCATGTCGGCGAACTGCCGCACCTGCTGTTCGAATGCTTCGGCCTGGCGCTGTTCGTCAGCCGTCTGCAAGCGCTTGTCGATCGCCTCGATCCGCTCAAGCACGGGCGCGATTGGGTTGTCGTTCTCGGGTGCCGCGTTGGGATCTTTGCCGGACGCGATAGCCGACATATCATCAAGGCGTTTCTGAAGCGCTGCGTGCGCGGCCTTCGCCTCATCTGCCGCCTTGCGGGCTTCATCGCGCTCCTGAGCATAGCGGCGGATTGCGACGTCCTGGTCAGGCTTGCCGCGCGGGCCTTCGCCTTCTGGCTGCGGCTGCTTCGGCGCGAACCGGCCATGCTCGTCCCGCTCGCGCTGGTCCTTCTGCTCCTGCGATTCAGCAGGCGCATCCGCCTGCACTTGATCCATCGGAAGAATGTCGTCGCTCATAATTGCTCCTATATTGTTCTTGATGACTCTCCGCTCAAACGCCAACCTTCCGTATTGACATCGCACCAATATATATGGTGCCTGCACCAGTCATCACATGCTGAATACGCATATAGACAGCGGTTGCGGGAACAACGAATGGGTTCGTCTGAATAATGACCGGAGATGAGGATGACCCGAATACCGGTGCGTCCGTCGAGCCTGCCAGATATTGAACGATGCTGGGAGTGATCAGCGCATTGGCACCTGTTCTCGCTTGCATCTCGATGTAGCTACTTGATGGTGTATAAGGAGCTTCCGCGTACATTTCCACACGCCCAACTACCGTGTCTCCTACTGAGAACCCAGTACTATTAAGCTGGAGGATAAAATTAGTGCCAGACGTGTTGACCCATTTCTGCCACTCGCCATTTGTGTCAGTCCGCGCAACCTTTGATGCGGTTCCGGTTCCGCCCGTGATAGTAACAGATGTCGCAACGCCCGCCGTATTGCCGTTCATTCGGGCGTTCGGCATGATCTCATAAGGATCAAGATTACTTTTTCCGATCAGCGACCCGGTGGAAGGGAGAAGCTTGTCGAGCGCCACCGCCAGCTTGGTTGCGACGGCAAAACTGCCGTTGCCATTCGGATGGATACCGTCGTCGGAATAGCCGCTTCGCCAGGCGAGAGACGCCGTGTCTGATATGGCCGTAAACGGATCTACAACGATCAGCCCAGCCCTTGCCGAAGCCTGATCAAGCAGCCAGCGATTATGTGTAAATAACGCCTGCTTCTGCGCCGTGGAGGTCATATTGACCGTTGGCGGGACAGTAATTGTCACACACAAGATGCCCGCATTGCGGAGCTGATCGAATATACTGGTTAGATTGCCCTGCAGGGCCGTAACATCGGGGGTCGCCTGCCCTTGAATGTCATTGATGCCAGGGGTTAGTAGCAACACAATATTAGGGCTATAGGCGAGGACATCTGCTTGGATACGCGCGAGCATCTGACTCGTTGAATTGCCATTTACCCCTGCGTTCCGGATAGGGCGGAGCCTCCCGCCAAGCAACGCTTCAAGCCAGAACGAAATGGCGCCCTGCTGCCTTGTGGAGCCTGTGGAATATTCCTGTGTCCCACTGGCGGCAACATAGCTGTCGCCAAAAGGAATATAGGTTGTGCGGGTTGGAGACGGGATTATGCCCGTCGTGTAATTTAGCTGGTATATCTCACGGCCGCTTACGTCCCTGCTAATCCCACTCATTGCGGACCCCTTGCTGCTTGGAGAATGGCGGAGACCGCCTGGTTGAGTTGATCGACATTGCGGGACAGTGCCGCGATCACGTCGGCATGCGGCAGAACGTGGCCGTCGATCGGAACGCCGCCGGTTTGCATCAGAATGTCGGCTTGAGCCTTCTGTTGCTCGGTCTGAGCGCGCATCTGGTCGATCTGGACCTTCTGCGCCTCAATCGACTTGTCGGCCTTCAGTTTCTGGTTTTCGAGCTGGACGGCCTGCAACTGCTGCGCACCCTGTTGAAGCTGCTGCTGCATCTGCTGCTTCTCGGGGTCCATGCCGCCAACCGCCTTGGCCAGATCATCGGCAATCGCGGATGGCAGCCCGATATTCTCGATCACCACGGCCTGAGCCTGTGGCGGAAGCTGGACGCCATTCTGCGAGAGGATAGCGAGCTTGCCCAGCACTTCCTGCTGCTGGTTGGGCGAGCTGGGCGCTTCGTCGACGATGATGTCGAACTTCATGCTTTCATCGCTAAACGCGCGCATCACGGTATTGAGCGCTACGAACATCTCGCGCTTCTTGCCCTCTTCGGCCTGCGCGATCTGCTGTTGAGCCTGCTGCATCTGCTGCTGCCACTGAGCGAGAGCCTGCGGATCCTGCGTCATCGGCTGCGGTGGCAGCATCAATTGCGCTTGCTGCGGGTCGAACGGATCGACCGTGACGCGAACCAAAGTTTCGGGCGGCAATGTCTTCATCAGCGCGAGTAGGGTGCGCCCCTGCTCCTCATGATAGAAGCGCTTGCTGTCGAACAGCGAGGCTTGCGTGCTGACGGCGGACTGACGGCGCTGCATTTCGAGGCTGGCTGGTTGATCGCGATCGGCCGAGCCCAACAGCTCGACATTGATGCCGGAGACGCGGCTGATGTTCTGCATCGTAAACTCAATCAGCATCACCGCGCCTTGAGGCAATGGAGGCGACGTGCGCGGCTGAATGCGGCCAGCGGATAGCGCCCCTTCCGTTACCTCGACATTCTTCTGTGGATTGCTCCAATCCTCCTCGGCCTTGCGTTGATCGGCGAAGGCGCCGCGCTCATACAACAAGCCGCCTTTCGCGTTGCTCGCCAGAATATGCACGACGGTCGCAAGGAACTTGTTGAGGATCTTCTGCGGATCCTTCAGCGCGCGAACAATGCCGTACCAGGTCTTTTTCTTCTCATCGCGCTTGGCGGTGATGAAGTTGTAGGCCCATGCTTCGAGCGGATTGACTTCGA